ACCTTAGCCATTACGCTTTTTAAACTCATCTTTTTGCTTTTATACGTCTTTAACTATACTTGTTTTAATTTGTTGCGTTTTTATCCGTTTACTCCGGTAATTGTTCTGGGAGCATTAGTATTATTTACTGATCCGGATCCTTGCTCAACCAAAGAACCTACGCCTTGATTTTGTAGATCTCCGTTGCAACATTCTTTTGAGTATTTACCGTCATCGCATAAGCATCCACGCTTGCCACCTCTTGGGCTTGATTTACTTGGTGTCTTTTTCATATTACTTAAGTAGTTCTTTAAGTTGGTTAATAATTTCCTCATTTACGCTTTGTTTTAATGACATTTCATATTTATCCGCAAAGTAGCCCTCAATAGAAAAGCCTTTTACTTCTCCAGCTTTTACTCTCTTCCAGATATCATCGTTGTTTACTTTCATACTAATCATCCAAGTTCCCTTTGGTAAATCAAAGCCATATAATCGGCTTTTATCCGATTTGGGATCATCAATAATCCAACTTTCAACAACAGACATTCCGTCAATTTCCTTAGCGTGTTCTAACGTAGCATTGTTTTGGTTAGATCTCATTAGGAATAATTCAGATGCTTTACGTACCGTGTTTTCAGAAAAGAATATTTCCCACTCACGTTTTGTTTTCTCATCGTTACGGTAAATCTTTTTGTTAGGCGTTAATGCTGGCCCCATCAAAATACGTTTCTCTTGATCAACTTCTTTAAGCTGAACTTGCTGCTTATTTAAAGCAATAAAGTTTTCCTCAATAGCTGGGTATTCTACAACGCTCACAGCATCTATCCCGTGATGCGGATTTTTCTCGTCAATAATTAGTTCAATTAATTCCATATTCCGTAAACTTAAAATGTGTTATAATGTTGCGTTTTCTATTCGGTTCCTATCTAAACTCTGAGCAGTTGTTACTGATCCGGAAACTACATATGCTTGAACCGGAGTTTGTTGAAGCTGAGCTAACTGATTTACTCCAGAATTTCCAACTACGTTAAAACTTGGTGCTTGCGTTTGCATTGTTCCTCCAAAATTATTTCCACTCGGAACGCTTGGCTCTGTTCCTCCTCCGCCCGGAGCTGGAACTGATGCAATAGCTTTTATGTTTTTAATACCAGCAGCAATAGCAATACCAGCATTAATAGGAGCTAATACCGGCCCAACAATTGGAATACCTATCGTTGCTGAGTATGCTTTTTGAGCAGATAAATACGTGTCAATAGTTGCTTGAGCAATAGCTGCTGCTTTACCAGCTGCAGTTTGTTCTCCAAATAAGTTAGCAATTTCTCCAAAGGTATCTGATAATGCTTGCGCTGCTTCTAAGCGATCTTGCTGTTTTTGTTTATCTAAATTCTTTAGCCATTCAGCGTGAGCATATTCAGCATCTTGCTGCTCTGATAAACCAGCATTTGTTGCATCCACAATTGCTTGTTGGTAATCCTTTTCAGCTTGAATATCTGCCAAATCTCTTTCGTGAGCTTTATCAAAATATTCTTGATCAACAATATCAATTTCCATAGCAGCCTCATTAAAGGCTTGTACTGAAAAGTCGAGTACTTCTTTTTGATCTTTAGCAGCTTCTTTCTGTTGTTGCTTCCGTTCTTGAATACGTTGGTAACTTATATCAGCTTCTTTTTCATCTAAAGATAGTCTGGCATCAATTAACTTCTGAGATGTTTCTAACCAAGCAGCAGATGCGGCCTCATATTCTTTTGTGCTTCCGGTTTTAGATTTTTGAAGATAGATTTGTTTTAACTTCTTTTCTTCTTCTTCTAATAGCCTAATCCTATCTTTAGCTCCTTCTGCTTGGATTCTATTTAACTCAGCTTCGGATGCTCCCCTTTTCTTAGCATCAATTAATTCTCTACGTACTCTGTTGTCAAGTGTTTGGCTTACCGTTTCAGTTAGGTTCTTTTGATCTTCTAATCTTTTATTCGTCTTTTCTAACTGAGCATCAAGTTGCTTTTGTTTTTCTTCTGCATCTTCACTTGAATCTCCAAACAATCCCATAGCGTTAGCAGCGAATCCTAACGCAACAACTAAGGCACCAATACCCGTAGTAATTAATGCTCCTTTTAAAGTTGATATAGCCGCAATAGCTTGAGTTTTTATAGCAGTACCAAAAGCAGTAATTGCTGGGATTGCTTCTTTGAATCCTTGAACTCCTTGAGCAATAGCCATAGCTGATTGCACTTTAAGCAACTGTTTTTCTATCTCAGCAGATTCAGCTCCAAAAGTACCTAATACTCCTTGCATTAATTCAAATCCAGCAGTAGCACCTCCTAATGCTCCTCCGAGTTTTTGAGCCATAGTTGTAGCAGCAGCATCTACCGCCATATCCGTTTGGATCTGCACCTTGCGATATCTGGAAACCGTTTCTAAGAGATCTTGATATTCTTTTGATGCAGTTTCTCCAGCGTTAGCTAATTCATACAACCTATCTTCAGCTTCTCCCATTCGGGTAGTAAGCGGTTGCAGTTCTTCTCCGTAACGTTCAGCAAACGTAGCGGCGTTATTAAATTCTTGAGCTACTTCTTTAGTTGCTTGAGATAAATTATCCATTGCCTTTACAGCTCCGGAAGTATCGCCTTCTATTTTTACTTTCTTAACTTCTGCCATTTCGCTTGCTTATTATTTCTCGTTTCGCTTGTTTGATCGCCTTTCTAAAAGACGTATGTAATTTATGCTTTCCTTTAGCTATATCTATATATTCTCCTTTTCCGTAGAACTCATCTATCTGGAGCATTGCAATTATCTGTTGTATCATTGTACTACTATGTTTATGGTTTCACCTTGTGCAGTTCCGTCTTCCATTATGTACCTAACTCCTACACTATAAACCGTGTTTGCGGATGCTGGAGGAACTGTGATTGTTACGTTTGAGCTTTGCGTTAAACTTGTTTGGCTTACCGTAATGTCAGAACTTGCTGGAGTAATTAAAGCACTTGTTGCTCCGTTAAGTAAGTTGATTGCAGTTGCTACGCTTCCTCCGCTTGTAGGCACAATGTAGAAAGGAACTTTATTAATCATTGGTCTGAAATCTAAATATAGCGAAAGCATAACTTCACCGCTTGTTAGGTTAGATTGCATATCGTTAATGATATAACGCTTGTCCCTAATTATTACCCTATCGTTTAGCTTCAATCCAGTAAGTAAGCTAATTGGCAAAATGGTTTTGACGGTGATTAGCCTTTGCTTTAGGTTGTAAAGGTTGTATAGATATGAAAAGTAATACTGAGCAAAGAGCGTCTGCTGGATTGGCACAAGTAATAAGCTCGAAGTTTCTGGAGCAAAGTTCAAAGTTAAGTCCGTGTTATTGTATCTCAAGTCTTGACCAAATGGCGTGTAGCTTGTAATCGTAACGTGCGAACCTACTTGCAACTTAAAATTACAATCTTGGTTGTCATACTGATACAAAAGGATTGGCTTCGGTGTGTATGGAGCAAACTCGTTATTTAGAGCGTAACCTACTTGCAACTCAGTACCGTCAAATTTTTGTTGTAAGATATTCTCGAAAGGTAAATCAACTGTATATTCCCCACCATCGTAATCGTACTGGTAAGTCATATCTCCGTAGCCTCGTGAGTAAACTTGGCTAAACTGTTTATTTAAAAAGCACTCAGAATCTTGAAACTTAAACGTAATCTTTTTGTAAAGTGGTATACGAGAAACATCAATTGAATCTACATCCGTAAACTTAGTGATATCAACAATTGCTCCTTGTCCATACCAATCATCTAAAGGTGCAAGTTGGTACGTGTTTTCATCCGTGCCAATGCAAACCATATTAAACGCTTTGAGGATTCCAGTAAAGAAATCTGCAATCTTCATCTGAGGAGCATTAGCCGCAAGGTTTTGGTCAACCGTCATTGACAAAGCAGATACTGAAATGGCAACTTGGTCTTGAAGCAATGAAGTACCAGAGAAAAAGTTTACTGCATAACCTACATTGAGCGTAATGTTATTAGTTCCGTTAGGCCTAATCTTGAACGTGTAAGTAGATTGTAAACCTTGTGTGTTTGCGATTATCTCAGAGTGAATAACTCCAGTTCCGCTACCTAAAATTGAGTTAACTAAGTTTCCGTTTTGATACACGTCAACGTAATACGTGTTTGATGTAGATGCAGTTAGCACGCTTACGCTAACTCTTTGCAGAACTACGTTTGGTATGTAAGCTACATTTACTTCGTTTGTAGTAAGGTCAACTTGAGGTGTAAGGTCATACGTTGTGAACGTTGGAGTTATACTTGTAAAGTCAAGGTCATAGCTCCCTCCAGTTATGCTAAACTCTCCTTTGTTTTTATACAATAGGAATAGCTTTGTAAAGCGGTCATCATCTAAAAACGTGCCCTCAAATGTAATTCCGTATTTTGCTTGGATTAAGTCAAAGATTCTTGCAACTCTGAACGCTGGAAAAAGCTCATCGTATTTAATTGCACCACTTGTAGAATGGATGTTGTTATTTGATATAGAAGTAATATTAAGCCAGTTTGGTGTAGTGGCGTTTACATAATTTGATTGATAGTGCCAAATTCGCTTAGAACTAATTAAAGGATATTTAACATCGTATTGGTTTGTTGCATCCGTAATTCGGTTGGCTACTTCAGTTCCGTTGAAAGGATGATTGTAATCAATGTAATCCAAATCAGAGAGTAAGTCCTCGCCGAAGTAATCTTTGAGCGTTCTGCCATCTCCGTAGAATGTTACCGTGTAGCTATGTGGTCTTCCGTTTTTAAGGTTAGCCTTTTCAATCTGCAACTTTCCTCTGCGGAAAAACGAAAGGTCAACTTCAATGAATGAATCTAATCTGAGATTGTAATCAATCAACGCATTAACATCCGATTGATAGAAGTGCTGAAATATTCCGTTGTTATGATCATTAGCTGGTATCGTAAAGCTCTGCGAAAAGTCCGTAAAGGTTTTAGATATGTCTTGAACGTTTTGAACCGTGCTTGTTATGTTGATTTGTTCGTCATCGAAAAGCTCTAATTTTTCAGCAGTTGATAAATCTCCATACAAACCCCCTAAGTCCTCAAGGTAATTAAGTAAGCATTGCCCAGATTCACAAGTTCCACCAGCAGCAGTTACGTTAGTAAAAAACGTATTTACAACTGATTGAGTTATGTTCTGATAGCTCTTGGTGCTTACGTATAAATGTACTTTTCTTTTCATCAGATAACTGAGTTAATAACATCGTAAGCGTATTCAAATTCAAGTTGGTAGTTGATCATCTTAGTATTGATTGATTTAAAGAGATCAGTTGACTTCGTGTTTATCTTAGCTGCCTTTTCGTTAACTAAAACTTTTTCGCTTAATAATAATTGCTTTATTGTTTCTGAGTAACTTTCATCAACCCAGTCCGTGTTTAATCTAATTGTTTGCTTTCCATTAGCATTGAATATTTCTCTTTGTCCCTCTGTTTGTAGGTAATTAGGATATTGGGATTGCATTACATTATATTCCGTGTTTTCTACATTCAAAGTATCATAAGAAGCTCCGAACATCCATTCACGTTGCCACGCTCCAAACTTGTTAACGAAGTCAATTTGTACTGGAGTATATTTACATTTTACGTAAGGATAAAAATAAGCAGTCCACATAACGCCATTTGAAGAATCCAAAAGCTCAAGTTTATTTCCTACTGATTCCCAACCAGAATAAACTCTGCTTATATCCCTTACCGTGTTCAAAGATAGGTTGATAGTTTGCGTTGAGTTGGTGCTTAGGTTTGTCCATTTGGCTTTTGCTACCGTACCCGTGATTGCGGTAACCCACCCAACGTTATTGATAGGATTGTAATAGTAATTTCCTTGACCTAAAAGCACATCGGTAAATGTAGGATTATAACCATCCGTGTAATAACCAAATCCCTCAAATCCATAGGCTTCAATATCTGATCCTACTTGAGTGAACGCAGTACCTACTCTTTTGTATTTTCTGATTAACACATTGCAATACTGAGCAGTTGGGTTAGCTGCTTGGGTAGTCATTTGCGTTTGTAAGCTATTATGCGATATAAACTCACGTATGTAAGGAGATACATCGTAATATGTAGCCGGAGCATTTGTAGCCGGAATTAACTTATTTAAAATGTACTGAGGAGCACTTGGCATTGATCCAGAGTTCCAAAGGTAAATTTCAATCTTAGTTTCTACTTGTCCAGTTTCGTTTATTTCTACGATATATGGGCTTCTTGCAAATATGTTAGCCATTTTCTAAATTGTATAATGTTTCATTAAATAGTTTGATTGCTTCTAATCCGTATTTTTCAACAAGATCTTCCGGCAATTTCTTATAAGCATTTTCAAACGGTCTGGTAAAAAACAAACTTGGCTTTATCCCGTTTTTAAATATGAATCTTGACAAAGCAAACTGCAAACTCTTTCTGCTTGTAAATTGCCCCGCACTATTTCTTGGCGATATTCCTTTTCTTACTATCCACTTGTCAAATGCTCTTGGCGGTGGCGGTTCTTGTTTATAAGAGAAAGGTGTATTATATTTCTTTTCGGTTCCGGAAACCCCTTGATCTTGAAAGATCCCATATTTCTCCATCCAGAACTCAAGCTCAAAACTGTTTTTATTTACTTTCAATCGGCTATCTAAAGAATCTTCTAAGTTACCTCCACCCTTTCCGTATTTACGTAGGTTTTTCTTTGATTCGTTTATTACGAATTGCCGGAACTTATTTAATTCTTGATATACCTCAGTATTCTCCATTAACAAATAGTCATTTCGTTAGGAACAACAATCTCAAATGTCATAGCCCATCCAGCCAAGTTATTCTCAAAACGCTCTGAAAAAGGCTCTAATTCAGCAGTATCCTCAATTTGTACCTTAGCATCCCAGATACTCCCAGCTTTCATTAACTTAAAAGCTCTGATCAGCACATCGTGCATTGCATTTAATACATCCGTTTCATTATCCATTCCGTAGAATAACTCAGTATCAATTTGCTTGCTTAGATCAACTATATCCATTGCCATAATAGTTAGATTGTAACGAACTACAAACTCCTCAGCTGTGCTTGAGTTAACCATTATGTGAACTAAAGGAAATATTGTTTTCTTATTTAGATCAACAGAAAAGATATCCCCTTGCGTTACTTCGTTAACTATTGGATCCGAAGCAAAGTGAGCTCTTAATGTATCTACGGTGGTAAAATAATTCATCTTCTTAATTGTCTTTCAAGTTGTCTTTTTTCAATTTCGTTTTTTTGCTTCTCAAACGTGAGAAACGTGAGGCATTTAGTAAGTCGGAGCTTTGTAACTTCATCGAATCTTCCAACATCGCCCTTAGAGAGTGCATATAGCGATTGATACCATCCCCATCGTTTTCCAAATTGAGTTGTTTCTGAAAAGTCTTCAAGATGGTTGGATTCTTCTTGATCTCCCTCTCCAAATAATTCAGTATAGCTGGCAATAATTCGTTTCCTAAATTCCAAAAAAAAAGCGATGCTGCAATACAAACATCCAACGGAGCGAATCTCATCAACTCTTGCATATCTTGGTTAGGGTTGTACTCTGCTATTTCGTATTTATCTCCTTTGCGTTTTTTTATAGGGCGATATAAAACTGCCATTGCCTTATGGAATGTATGCCAATTACTCAAACTGGATTCCAGATCTACATATTCGCCAAAAGTAATTTCTTCTAACTCCGGAATAAATCCAAATTCCATATCCTTAATCTTAAACGTAGGTTGAAACTTTGGCTTCTCTGAAAACAGTTGAGTAAAATGCCCCACAAGCTCATTTAAAGAGCTTAGCTTAATCTTTACTATATCCTTGAGGGTAACATCACAAAAGATCTCAATCATCTTCTGAGCGACAAATTCATCGTCATTACTATTTTCTTGCATAGCAACGTAAGTTTGATAGCGTTTTAAGCTGATCTCACTTAATGAAGTTGGTACATTCAAGTCAATTTCCATACTCATATAACTTATTTTTTTAATTGTTGTTGCGCATAATTATAAGCAGCTCTTAACATCGTCAAGTGTACTCGTAACTTTTCTGGGTTATTAAAGATTATTTGTATTCGTTTTCCGGTACGCTGAAATATGTACATCTCTACGTACACGCACATTGCCTTAGTGTAATCCTCAGACATTAACGTATGTTGTAATTACCGGCGTTTTTCCTTAATCCTAAGGTTTCCATTTCGTGATATCTTAACGCATCAATAGCGTGGTTATATCCATCAATAGGGCGGTTTGTTTTGGTTCCGTCTTTTGTTCTATCCCAGCAGTAAGCTCTAAGCTCCTTAATTAGATTTGTGCTTTGCTTAGTTACAAAATACTCTTGTTGCTGCATTACATCAATCCCGTACTTAATTGAATCATTGCCTTTCGTTGCTCCTTTAATCGTCTTTCCGTATCTACGGATCTCATCAATTGACTTCGGTTCGGAACTATCCGCAAATATAGTAACGCCACTCGGTAGCCTTTTGGCTATATCTGAGTTTAACATTCCGGTTTGGTAAACAAGTTCGTTTACTATTCGCTTACCATTCCAGTTATATATTTCAATTGCTGCTGTTGGATCATTCGAATAACCAAAGTCAAGCCCTATTCCAATCAATCTTGCTTCATCTGGAATCTTGTCAATCTCTTTCCAGTTTTCAAATATTACGCCCTCTAAAGATCCGACTTCTCCTAAGCCATAAACTTTCCACCAGTTAGCCCAATAATTGCTTGTAGCTGCTTTCTCCCGATTCTTTTCAATTTGTTGAACTATTCCATTATCTAAAGCCTCGTTGTCCTTGTACGTCAAGATTATGAAATCAGCATCTGGTTCGTCTTTTAGTTCCTTATGTACCCAAAACTCATTCGCCGGGTTAAAGTCCAAATATACTTCTCTGTTTGTACGGATTGCAAGCTCATTGTAAGATTCAAAAGTTACATTATTGCACTCGTTGATATAAAGAATATCCCTCCTTGCTCCTCTGAGCTTACTGGAATCATCTGCTGAGAAAAATTCAATATAACTTCCGTTCTTGAATCTGTATATTCTATCTGATTTGTTAAACTGATCATCCGTGTAACGATTAGTCCAACGCATAATCTTAATGAAGTCTTTTAATGCACCACGCTTCAAATGCGGTATGCTTTCAGATACAACGCTGATCTCTAAGTTAGGAATCTTTACTGCTCGGTCAATTAATATCGGTAGGATTCCAAAGGTTTTTCCGGCTGAGGTTCCTCCTTGAATAATCTTAATCCGTTTTTTAAGATCAAGAATCTTGTTTATTGAGGTTGTCCGTTTGAACATCTGGGAATAGTGGTTGCTCTAATATTGTTTGTTCTACTTGCTGAAGTGGTGCTCCATATCCGGAATCCATCAATGCTTTGTAAGCTGATACATCGCCCTCACGAGCTTTCTTAATTAATGCTAAGGTCATTAAATCCTCTTGGCTCATCGTTTCGCTTTCTCCGGTTAACGGGTTCTTTAGCGATTGATTAACTTCTAACCATTTGCGAGCTATCGTGCTTCTGTTCTTGCTTCCTTTTGGCCTACCGTTATTTTTAGGCTGATATTCGGAAGTAAATTTCTTTAAATTATCTTCTCTTGCCATAATCTCGTTTGTTTCACGTTACTTTAATCCTTTAAAAGCCTTAAGAGGATAAAATACCAAACTATTTCTGTAACCTCCATCGTGTGTTGGAATAATAGGAGTAACTCCATGAACGTTTCTCCAAGCTGGGTAAACTAAAATAGAATTATCAACTTGACCTATTGTAGCATTGTAATCTGGTATATGAAGATCTCCTCCTTTTGAGTTTAATCTTTTGCATATTATAACATTAACTGCTCCTTGCATATTTAATCCGTCTTTATGGAATGCTGCTGAAATATTATAGTTTGAGATAGAGCTGGTAAATAGCTTTCCAATTTTCCATTTATCCAAAGTATCCTCAAATAATTCAAGCTGTTTATAATATTGATCTGGTATTATTTCTTTTATAAGATCTTCGCTTTCTTTAGCGAGCATGATCATTGCTTTTATAAATGTTTGGCAAGATTTTACTCCGTGATTTGAATGTTTATTAGGATAGTTACGCCCTAAATGAGGTTTAGGCGCAGTGCTTCCGATTATTGTAGACATTTGCTTAACGGTTTGGACTCCTCTGCTTTTCATTGTTGCCGGCTCTCCATTGGTTCTTAACATCTCTTGCTTTGGAACTCTTTTGCTTAAAAACTCAGCATTGGCTAAATTTGCCAACTTACACATTTTTTCTGGCATCTTGGACATATAAAACCCAATAGGCTCTCCATCTGCGTAAAATATGCAATCTTCAGTTATATTTGGCTCTATATATTCACAAAAATCTCCAATTTTTCTTTCGTGTTTTATTTCAATGAGATCTACCCTTTTCATTTTACAGATTTTTTGTAATGTAATGCTAAAGATTTTATGTCAGTTTTCATATCTATACGATTACCTTTTCTTTTTAATGTTACAAATGGATTCCATTCAATGCACATTTTCATTGCTGAATCTTCATCCTTTTTCAATTTATATTCATTTTGCAATCCACCAAAGTTTGATCCAACATCTGGGCATGCAAACCAATAATGATTAAAACGAAGTATTCCATTTCCATTTTTAATTGTTTGCAACGCAAAATCCCTATCTTCTTTCAGATTGAATTCTGGCCGGTAATTCCATTTTATCTTAGGCACATTCATTAATATACAAACTTCAGCAAACTTTTTGTTAATTGAATATTTTGTTTTTTCGTGCCATGCGTGTTGAGTATAGTTAATTCCAATAAGTTCAAAAGGAAGTTTGTTTGCCTTTTCTAATATATCAAACCAGATTGAAGCATCCTTTTTAACTGTTTTACCATTGTAGATACCAAATGAAGTAACGTCATCGTCGCAAATTAAAACCCATTTATAATTGTTGTGCCTTGCAAATTCCAACATAAAGTTGCGCACGTATCCTATGCCTTTATTGTTTTCTTTAATGCTGATTTTGTTAGGTACATTATAATTATCAATTTCTTGCGGCTCAATAAAATGATATACCTCAATACCTACTTCTTCAAATAGCTTATACGTTTTTGTACTGGGCCTTCCTTTTGTTGGTATTAAACAAATCATAACTTTTCCTTTTCGTCTTTTAGCTTCTCCATAATAAAGCCACCAATATACAGTTCTTTTTGTCGCCAAAACTTGATAAGCTCTGCTGCTTCTTCGTAATGCTCTGCTTCAAACTCAATCTGTATGGCTTTCTTTACTCCGCCAGCCATATCGCTTAACTGGCCGTCAAGATCCTCATCATCCAATATAGAATAATCAACTTCTTCCGGCATCATAGGTACGTTTAATCCCCACTCATCCAGCTTTTCAGTATCCCATTCATTAGCTAACATATCCCAATCCCATTCTCCGAAGCCTACATTGTCCTTAACTATAAACTCCTGCTTCTGTTCTTCTGTTAAGTTTTCTGCTTTGACTATGAATACGTCTTTTAATCCAGCTTCTTTGCTGGCTTTTAAGCGCATATTACCACCTAAGACAATGTTATTCTCATCCACTACAATTGGGCGAAGCTCAAGCATCTGTGGAAAGTCTTGGATTGACTTAACTAACTTGCGGAATTTATCATCTTTGATTAATCTTGGGTTGCTTGGGTTGTTCTTAACCTCGCTGATCTTTACCTTTTCAACTTTCATAAAGGAAATTTATGTGAATCAATGTTTTTATATACTTTTCTTTCTCCGTTTTTTTCTATCCTTTCAGATTCAAAAACTAATATTCGCCCACCGGTAGGCTTAACTGGAGCTCCTCTTTCAACGTGCCATCCTTTTGAGCCATCTTCATACTCCTCTTTGTAGGTACCGGTGAGCATCATATGGATTTGTTTTTGTTCGTGTCTATATCCAATTTTAGGGCTATAATTAACGGTATCTCTGGCATCATTACGAGCAGCGTTTTCGTGAATGTGGCCCATACTAAACACATCAAAATCTTCATACATTTCCAAAGCACGAGTTAAATTCAAAGCTCCCTTTGTAACTACGCCTCCGCCTCCAGAGCCGTGAAAGTATTTTATTTTGAATGAACTTTCAGAGCCAAAACCCAATTCTTGCCTTACTATAATCCATCCGCCATAACCTCCCGTTTGTATCTGAGTGCCGCATTTGTAATTAAGTAAGTCAACAAACCTTTGTAAGATGTCCGTTTCTTGCCATTTGATAATAGCAGTTTCGTGGTTTCCGTAACCGATCACAGTAAGAATATCTGCATAAGGCGTAAAGAATTGTACCGCAGTTTCTACAATTGAATCCAGATACTTTGAGTTGTTATGCTCTGGTCTGATATCTGATTTGTTTCCTCTGCGATCTCCGCGACCCTGCATGAGGCAGAAGAAGTCGCCATTAACCATAACCGGAATATCATTCGTCTTGCAGTAATCAAGATCTCTTTTTAATAGATCCCAATCGCATTTAGGATTGTCCCAATGTATATCGGAAAGCATTGCAATCTTTACACGTTTGCCCTTGAGCATTATCTCGTGTATATTTTTTGCGTGTTTTTTTACGTGAATCATACTTCGTATGAGCTATAAACTCGTTGTAAGTCCTTAATAATCTGGATCCAGCAGCTTGAGCAAGTGCTTGGCTCTTTTCTTTTATTGAATACTCTGGCGTAAATAGTCAACAGTTGACGTTGCTCCGTAGGACTTACGCTTGTCTTAGTCATTAATCCTATTTCAGTAAGGTAATTGTATTCTTCTTCTGATAGGCATTGAACGTACGGGAATAACTGATTGAGTTTTTCCTTTCTTTCATTGCATCCGCAATCTTCTCCAGCTACAAATTCAACTAACTTCTTGATGCCAGTTGCTTCTGTAATCTGTTCGATTGTATCTCCTAATCCTTTTGCTTTTCTTGGTCTTGCCATTATTTCTTATAATTATCAATTAAATAAAAATTTACATTTGGTTGCCTTGCTATATCGTCATTGTAATCAATAAGACCTCCATTAGTTTCTAATATATCTTTTACAACTTTGACGTGTTTTAAGTTGTACTGATCAATAAGTTCATCGTTTCTGCCTCCATAAGATGCAGTTAAAACTAAGTTATTAGGTATTTTATCAATTCTATTTACCCAATATTTAAGCGACTTAGTATAAGCCCAAAATTCTACGTTTGAATTTTCTTTAGCTACTTCAAGCCACATATCAAAATAATCTTGATTAAAGAAATCTCCAGATGCGTGGATTCTAACTGCATTGCATCCTTTAGGAATTTCTGGCTTATTTCCGTTAATTACGTGCTCATAATTGTTCCATCTGTGGTTTCTTACTGCTGGAAATCTTTCCGGAGCTGCTGCATAACATCTGTAAGCATTTGATTTATTTTCAAACTTACCAGTTTCTCTGTTTACTTTTACTAAACATTCCAAAGCAAAAGGGCAAGTATGTCCGGTAGGTAAATTCCATTCATATACAGTTCCGGTATAATATTTTGTATTCTTAACAAACTTCACTTTTTCAGTTTTAATAGTTCTTTTGAATATTCAGCTAAATCATTTCTAAGTATTTCGTTTTCGTGTTTTAGCTTCTTGTTTTCCTTTTCTATTTTGCAATACATTCCGTAAAACTCTTTTGATCGTTCTTTACGTCTTTCAAGTTCCGCCTCCACTAATTCAAGTATATTTCTAAACATCATATCAATTCAAAATCCTCATTTATGTAATCTTGCCAATCTTCTCCGATTGCTTCGTTTATTTTAGTCTTGCAATTGTTTATAGTTCTCCAAACAGAACTGTGATCAATGCCAACTTCTGCTTCAATTTTACGCATACTGAATCCGGAATTTCTATAAAGAATAAATAATTGGCGGTCATATTCCTCCCAGTTTTGCATTTCAGCTTTTATTTTTAGTTCAATGCGTTCTAATGCTTGCAATCTTTGCGTGTTTTCGTGCGTTTTAACAACGTTTTTCACTACTTCATATGGTATTAACTGCAAAGATTCTTTTTTGTTGATTGTGAAGAACATATTGCGAAGCGTTACCCACATCAAAGCTCGGTTAATTTCTCCGTTTTCAAAGTATTTTTGCGGATCTCCAATCTTCATTAGCTTAATATAGCACTCTTGAACTATATCCTCTGGATGATCAGTACCGAATAAACGAACAATGGCCACCCATTCTTTGTGATGAGCGGCCAGTGCAGTAATCCAGTTGTTCTTATTTATTTCCAATCTATTTCAAATATAATGTTGAAAAGCATTAATCCGATGCCTCCGGTGGAAATCAGTAAGCCAAAACCCCAATTGTCGTCAATGTGAATCTTGGCTTTGACGTTCTTAAATATTCGTTTCATAAGTAGAAAGTATTTGTTTGTACTGCTTTATTCTTTCGATACCTCTGTTAATGGTATTCATTCTATTGTGCCATCTTTCAAAAAGCTCAGATTGTAAGCCCATTTGTCGTAAAGCATTAATTGAAAACAAAACCATTTCTTTTCGTTTTTGCATACCGGCAAGTAAATGATCAGCATCAGCTATAAAAGCCAATTCGTTATTGTATTCAAGTCCGTAAGTGTCCTCAAGTTTAAATAACATATTATCCAGATCAACTATCTTTCCTTTTCCGTTACAATCATCGCATTGCAGCTCAATATGATTCTGAGCATACGGTTCATAGTTTCCGGTTGTTTCTTCTGTTATGTAACCCTTACCATCGCAGCAGTTACATTCTAAATAATCAATTGCAATCATCGTTTTTTGTTTTAATGTTATAGGACAAATATAATAATATTTTTAATTATACAACATTTTTTAAATAATTTGCCAATTTTTGTAATGTTGGTGCGCTGAGGTTCTTCCCCCTCAAGAATAAAAATAAATTTGATTGATACATTTTAGCTTCTACGCTAAATGCAGTTAATGTCATTCCGCTTTTTTCTAAATACTGGATCAGAGCAGCACGAACAATCTCCGTGCCGCTTCCGATAATTTCTAACTGTTTTCTGCTCATATCTTAAAAAGGTAAATCGTCATTAATGCTATCTCCAATTGGAACGTTTGAAATTACGTTATTTGCTGGAGCTACATAAGGCTCGCTGAATGAAGCTGAAAAGTAACTTCCGTTCTTACCTTGCTTTACCCATAACGCAACCTCCATTTCTTTACCGTTTACGTTTACCTTTCCTTTGTAGTCTGGATGGTTCTCAGCTTTCTTGTTCGTGTTTTTGAAGATTGCTCCCGTGTTTAATTTGTTTTCCATTTAAAATATATTAAAAATTACTGATAAAGTTAGTGCTATCAGTATTGCACTTATTAAAATCATTGTACCGTATGCAGATAGTTCGTTTCTGTTTCTATCTTGGCGGCTTGGCTTCCATTCTTTTTGCTTCATATCTTTTTGTAGTTATCAGCGGTGTCCAAATATATCTCCCATTCTTTGGGTGTGTAGGTTGACATTACATTGAACTCTGCCTCGGTTAATCTATCGGTTCTGTACTTTTCAATTCCTTTGGTGTACTTCAAACGGATAGTGAATGTCCTATCCCAAGTGTTTGGTTTAGCTATTAGTTCGTAACTCATCTTATTCTGATTTATTTAGTTCGTGTTTTACTTGCTTCTCGGTAGCCATCGCTGAAGCCTTTGACTTCTATTAAAGCAATATCTTTTTTAATTCGCTCCAGATACAAAGTTGCATCCATTAATTCCTCTTGCAAATGGTTAATCCAATCATCCAGAGTTAAATCATTTCTATCCAAAGTTGTTTTGTACTTTTCAATTCCAACTCTTGAGCGTTCAGCATATTTTGCTAGTACGCTTAAAACTATCTGATCTGTTATTTCTTGTTCCATAATTAATTTAGTGGTGCTAATGAATCCAAGTATTCGTCTTTCGTTACTTCTGTTAGCGTTACATCTAATCCGTTATTAAAGTGAACCATATAATGTACATTCATAATTTCTAAAAGATCTTCAAATGTGTCCGCTATTAATTCAAAGTGCTTGTTTTTAATGCCAATTGTTCCTAAAAAGTAACGATCGGTTTTCTTCATTTCATTAACTGGTTATAATATACTTTTGCTATTTCAATCTTTTCTTTTGCTTGTTCAATTCCTTGCTCATCGTAATCAATCTCAAATACTTTTACCCTTTCGTTTTTTGGTATGTGATCAAAGTTATGCTGGGCTTCTACGTAATCCCGAACCTCTTGGCTTTCCCCAATCAGATTCTGTTTCCAATGTTCTCTGCGAATCTCATCCTCAAGAAGTAAGTAAGGCGTATTTACTAAGCAGTAAGTAACTAAGGCTTTTTTTCTGCCAGTCATCCACATATACGCTTGCATTTGCCAGTAGTAATCTTTGTTTGGTAATTCAGATTCAAAGAACGGAAACGTATGTGCGCTCCAGCTTACTTTAGTATCAATTATCAAATCCGTAGTAACTACATCCGGAGTTCCTTTGATCCAATCGTTAGTGTATTTATCTTCATTCTTGTAAATAAAGCCAAGATCCAAAACTTGAGCAACTAACTGGATTGCTTCATCTTCTGTTTGGTTACCTTTATCCGTATATCTGGAATTAAATTCTTTGTAAATTCCGTATTTGTCTTGCAATACGACTTCTTGAATATAACTCTTTGCAGTTTGAGAAAGTACCTCCCCAGCTTTTCGTGAGGAGGTCATTAACTTTCCTAAAGCACTTGCTCTAACTTTCATAACGCATTAAGGATATCAATTTGCCCCTCAGTTAGTAAGAAAGATGCTTCGAGCTTTTCTCTTGTATATTCGCCTTTTGATATGGCAGTTACTGCTGCTTGGAAACGCTCTTTATTAATTGCTGGTAATTGCTTTTCTTTCTTTACTTGTTCTCCGGCTGCATCCGTGTCTTTGTCCGTTACTAATCCCAAAGCTGAGCTGAGTGCGTAGCGGCGGAAATAAGTAACCCCAGATCCGAAGCTCTGATAGTCATTCATACCTTTTAAAGATACCGTTGGAATCTCAGTGCGGCTTTCAATGCTTTCTCCAGATTCAATATGGTAAATAATAGTATCAAGATAGTTTACTGATTCTTTTGAGTTAAGGAGTTGAGTAAATCCTAATCCGTGTTTCTTTAATAACGGGTTAATCTTGTCAAAGATTGCTGGTAAATCAGCGTATGAATAGCCGAATCCTTGCGTGCCTTTGTAAATTACCGGTACCTCTTGCTGAAATGCTGCCAGCGACTTAAATAGATGTTTCATTTTGTTTTGTTTTTAGGGTTATTATTTGTTTTAATTCTTTTTCAATTAGCTCTGTTCTTTCTGATCTTGCTTTCATTATCAATCTAACGATTATAGGCAGATCATTGTAGAAATTTTCGCAGTTAATAATTACTGTTTTCTCATCTGATACCAAATGAAGTTCTCCGTTTTCTTCAAAGATGGTATGCGTATCGTCTAAATAAGTATATTCCATAGCTTAAATGTTTTGGTATGCTTCTTCGTAAGTGTCAAAGAATCCTTCTTCTCCAGTTTCAAAATTGTAGGTAATGTAATCTACATCTTGACCAAAGCAAGAAGCAATTGAAATTCCGTTTTCTAATGCGATATAAACGTAACCGGATTGCTTATTAAATCCACATTCCATAATATCCTCATCAGCAGCATAATCCTTGTATGCTCTTTGTACTAAGATCCAGCTTTCTAAATCTGATCCGTGTAATTGTTGAATTAAGTCTTTTGTTTCCATTTGCATTTGTTTTTAGTTGTTTATTGAACAAATATAATATTAATTTTCAATATAAAAAACATTCCGAAAAAAAATTTTAACTTTTTTCCAGCTCTTTAATCTTTGCCTTGTAAGTAGCAATTAGATCTTTCAATTCTTCCTTACTCCAACGCTTCTCTAAATGAGCCCGACCTTGTAATTCAATCAATCTATCTGCTCCAATCCTCTTTTCAATTCCTATCTGATAATTTAATAAGTTTCCAGACAAGTATGTATTGCAGTGTTCGCATTGTAAATGGCAATTATCTTCATCAAATCTTACGTTTGAGTGCCCGCCTTGACTGTAATAATGCCCGCAGTTTTCTTTTTTAGCCGGTTTATCGCAACTGATGCAATTTAATCCTTTATCTCTTAGTCTGATATATTTATTAAAAATTAACTGAGCTGCCTTTAATACATCTTGAGTTGTTTCTAAGTTGGATTGCATTTTCTTTTTCGTCTTTTTCCAGTTCTGATCCTTAGCTTCAGCAACCCATACTTTTACGCACTCCGCTTCTAAGCAGTATTTTTGATTCCAACGGATCTTTGTAAATATTTGTTTACAGTTTTTACAACGCACAATCTTTGTATTTTAATTCGTCTTTCAATATCCTTAGCTGCTCCAAAAGTAAAATATTTCTACGTGCCAGTTCTGAGTTTTCACGACTTAAAGTTATAATGTGATCGCTAAGATCAGTAAAGCTATCATATGCTTCTAAAAGTTCTTCTTCTGATTGCTTTGCTCCGTTGATATAATCCAAAGCAGTAGGTTTATCTTTTTCAATCTTTTCTCTACCGAACTTAATGCGTTGGTAAATGCTCCAGAGATTAGCTTTTGTTTTTATTATTCTTAGTGTTAAGTCCATAATTTTAATTTATAATCCACAATATCCCGAATCGCAATCTGTAAAATCTTCATCAAACAAATCTAATTGCAATTTATGGTTTTTAATCTTTTCATAAGTAACTCCTTTTTTAAATGTGCTTCCGTGTTTTTGTTCCATACTTATAAACCAATCAAATTGCTTTTGATCTCTTTGGCTCATATACTTTAAAAATATCTCAGAGCGATGAAAGCAACCAACGCAATTATTTTTGTAGGAAAATCTAACGAATTTATCTTTCCAGTAGTTCTCAATGGTATCTTTAAATATTCCGTCTTCAATTAGTGGAAATCTTGCAGATCTGTATGGCAGTTCTTTCCATTTATTACGCCCGTTCTTTTCTCCAACCTTAAACTTAAAACTTTCAATGCCGTCAACTGCTCTTTCAATCATTGTTTTAGCTCTGATCATTTCATTAGCTCTAAATCCTATTCTCATTTCTACGGGTAATTCCGTATTATCATAGCACCATTGAGCAATAGGTTTAACTTTCATATCTACTGTGCAATATCTTGTCATTAAATTTGGTAAGTATCCAGAACGTTTTTCAATAATATCTTCAAATGTTTTATCTGAAAGCCAAATAATTTCTTGGCCTATATACTGCTCTAAATCAAGCATTGTGTAAATGATAGTATCCTCTTCAAGTGTACCTATAAATTCGTGTCCTATTCTATCGCTTACAATTTGACGAATTTTAGCATCTGGAAAAAGAACGTTTTTGTCATTTGTACGAACTAAAGAAAAGATATTATAATCAGCGGGATAATTTGCAGCTATGTAGCTTGATGTTTTACCACCGCTTAGCGAGTTTACTGTTTTCATTAGAAAGGTGTTTTTAGTTGTACCGGTGGCTTTACTCTGAAATTCTTTAACGGATCAACCGCATTAATTTCAAAGCCAATTCCGGAGTTAAAATTACAAATAATAGGTTCATTCAATAACGTATGCTTTCCTCCCGTTTCCGTATCCTTGACTTTTTCTACGTTAATCCAAGTTGAATATTTCCACTCTGGATGCTTAATTAATCTGTGAATAACAAACATATCATCGCATCGGTTTAGGAACGCTTTACCGCCCTCAATGTGATCCTTTAAAGGCGGCTTTAAATGTCCTTTCCAATCTCCGTCTTGATATAAGTTTGCATTACGACCGGATTCCGTATTAGGATGCGTGTTTATGTAGATAGTTTTACCTGTGCTATTTACAAACTGGCGAGCAGCGTTCATAAAGTTATAATTACCCTCAAAGCTCATCTGCCTATCAAGTCCAGTAAATGGATCAATCAGACAAACATCCGCCTCTGATTCTACAAATAAATCAAATAACTGCTCCGGTTTATAAAGTCTTGAATTGTCAATGAATGTGAAAAACTGCTCAAGGTAGGCTGTATGTCTGTGGATCTCATCGTAACTTAATTGTCTGAATGGCTTTCCGGAATACATCTGCACCATATCTCTGAGTATTTGCCCCTTTTGGTTTTCTCCAGACCATAAGCAGAATGTTAATCCGTGTTGTAATGCGAGGTTTAAAAAGTACCAGTTGATCCAATAGGTTTTTCCTACGTTGTCGTGGCCTAAAATAATATTTACTTGCTTTGGTTTAAACTTTAAATGCTCATCCAAAAAGCAACCGATTCCTAAACCTTGTTTAATATTTCCATCTTTGTAATCCAGTAAATACTGAATAGCATCACCCTTGTTTTTTAGCATATTTTCTTAGTATTTGTAATTCCTTAGGCTCGGAATCATCGCTAAAATTACCAAACTTATTTTTATTCTTGTCCCAGTTTAATAATCTTCTTTCAATACCAAATGCCTTTTCCTTTTCAAATCTCATCTTGCGATCATTCTCTGCGTGCTCAGTCCAATACAGATAAAAATCATTAAGCATTTGCTTTCCGTAAGTATCTAAATAAGGTTTAAGTGATGCAGCAAACTTCTGTTTGCGTTCTTCTATATTATATTCTTTTACTTTCTCTTTCTCTTTTACTTGTACCAAAGGGCCTTTAATACCCCCTTGCTTACCCCCTTGCGTAGGGGCTTGTAAAGGTGTTTTAGTTTTATCCTCAAAACCTTTTACTTGAGCATCAATCGAATGCTTTTGACTTATATAAGCAAACTTCGCCATACCAGTTAATTCTGGCTCAGCTCCGGTAAACTGCCTCATCATTAATGCATCATAAAATGCAAGGCGATCCTTGTCATTTAACTCCATTGCTACCTCCCAATAGCTTCGATAAAATTTTACTGCTTTTCTTTCACTCATCTTACTGCCTTAAAATAAAAAACCCCTTTCAGTTTTCACGAGGCAGCGCTACTAACCGAAAAGGGCTTCAATAATGTTTTATGCGGGTCTGCCTACCCAATGACAAATATAATAATTTTATTCCAATAACTTGTCAAAAACAAAGTTTTCTTTTACCCACTGGCGAAATGCTCTTTGGATATCTACTTGCTGATTCATAGCATCGCTAACTGCTGAGTCAATGATCAACCTATCCGTTTTTCTGATCTCATCCAGAAACATATTTGCTTTACGCTTGATGTTATGTTTGAAGATATTTGAATCATTCAGATCTTCAATATAATCTCCTAAGACCGGAAGTATTGCAGTTAATACTATTAGCTTTTCTAAGTTGCGTTTTACTGCTTCTGTGTACTGTTCTTGTTCCATTTTTTATTTATTTAAGTTTTTCAATATACCACCATTGCGGATCTATTTCCGTGTTTAATCTTGGATCTTCTTCATCTATTTCTCCACTCCAAACAATCTTGGTAAGTAGGTACTTAGTAACTCTGCCATCTATAATCTCGGTAACTTTACCCTCGTACCAGCAATCTCCATCTTCAAAATCTTGTATTATATCTCCTAACTTCATAAATTACTAAATTGAATTTGTACCATAAATAAAGTTTGCTGATCAATATGTAATTGTTCTTGCATTTTATCCAGAGCTTCTTTGTAAGTTAACTGTATTGATCCCTCAGCAAAACAATAAAATGGTATCATTTCTCCTTTTTTATGATTGCTTTTAAACCTTTGAATATCATCTAATTTACGCTCAATCCGGTAATCTAATTCTTGCATCTGAGAATTTAACTCCATAGCTTTTCTAAATGTTTCTTCTGTCATATCCTTGATTTAATTAATTGATATTTTACTCCGTCTTTTATTTCAACTTTAAACTCACGTTGATTCCGGTAGGTTTGTTCTCCGTAAATCAAAAAGCACTTTGCCGCATATTTTACCGTGCGATCAATTTTTTCTGATCCAGATAAAAGCTCCTCACGTAACTCCAGAAGCATCGCATCTAAGTTAGCTTCATTATGGTAATCAAAAGTAACCTTAACTCGCTTGAGCGTATTGCTTACCTTTTCTGAATAATTGTATTTGTAGTCAATTGATCTCATTACTTGAATTTTCTATTATAAACGCCCTCAGCATACTTTGCCCAATCTCCTTTTAACTCGTAGGTTTGTTTTTGAAGTTGGGTATTTTCCGTCTTTACATCGAAAACTGGGGGTGTATTGGTGGAACAAAGCCACACAATAACGGATGCAATAGGTAAAAAGAAAATTAAAATGTGCTTAAAAAAGTCCTTGTCCTCTTGCTCAAGTTCTTTCCATTCTGCTCTGATGTTGTTAATTGTTTTCATCGTTATTTTTTTTAGTTAATTCAATTACTTCATTTAATATTTCTTCAGCAGTTGCCCACCTTGCAGATGCTCTTGCTTTTGCTACTGAATCAATACCGAAAACTAATTCAACCATTTTCATATGGCCCCAAAGTTTCTCCTCTTTTTTGCGTAAATAATCAATTAATTCATTTGTTTCCATTGTGTTAGTGTTAAATATTTGAACAAATATAATATTAATTTCTAATATAATACTCAAGAAACAAAAAAAAGTTTCAAAAAATAAAAAAGGGCTACCGCTTTCAACTGGCAACCCTTTCTCAATAACACTAAAAACAATTATGCTCTACAAAGATATATTTTAAAATTCATTAAGCAAACAATAGGAAACAAATTTTTCGTTTTTCAATAGCTTAATCATTATTTTATAGTTAGGAATATTGTTTACAACTTGGCAACCAGCAGACCACCAGCCAATGTTTGTGCCGGATCCTTTAGTTAAGTCGTATGTGTTTGGATGAAAGTTAATGCCGAAGTAACCAGTTTGCAGTTTGCCTTGTTCCTCAGCTTTGAGATCTTTATCCGTATCTCTGAATACCGTTACTTTGTTACCTAACTGTAAAAGAGCTTCAACTTTACCGTTGTGCTTTCCGTACTTCCAAACGTTGTAGTACCACTCATCAGCTTTTAATACTGCTGCTCCGTCTTTATTTATCTTTTCAAATTGCTTCAAAGTATTAATGCCCGGATTAGTAGTCGCTGAAGTAACCAATACGAACTCCTCGCCTTTGAATAAGTATATTTTGTCATCAAACGTATTCGGAATGTCATCCAGAGATCTTACACCAAGCAGCCAATATCCACTTGGTATTTTGCTAAAAGACGAAAGGCTCCGTGCCTTTTCTAATAGTTGTTTATCCGTGTAAGGTCTTACCATTTGTCCAGTTTTTTGTCCGTTTTACTGGACATTATTCAATCCTAAATACTTACTGATCTTAAATAATACAATAATCAGCAATAACAGAAACAAACTGATGGTGATAAACTTCATTGTATCAGTAAAAGTTTTTCCGTTAGTTACCTTTTGTTGCTTTAAATCAGTTTTAAGCGTTGTTTTCTTTGATTTAAGCGCATATCTTAGCGAATCTGAGTAAACACTTCGGATGTGTTGTAAACTATCGTTAAAACGCTTTAAATCGAATCTTTGAATTATTCGTGTTTTCGGGATATATTCCTTTTGGATCTGGATAACAGTATCTTTTGTCGTTATAAACTTCTCCCAAACAATAGAATCTCGGATAATTACCGGAAAAGAATCCATCTTTGTGATCTGAATAGTATCGTATACCGGAACCTTATAACCTTTCTTGATTGCTTTATTCAAGTGCCAGTTAGCTGAGCAACTCATTAGAATAAATATAAGGCTATAAGCTGAAAGTATTTTCATTTTGTAAGGATATAACTTTAAATTTTATTGATCAGTATTTTTAATTGACTTGTTCCAGACCGTTAGCCCGATCGCAGTTGCTGAATAAGTTAACAATCCTACAAAGACAAACTCGTGAACCTTGAATGTACGGAAAAGCGGAAGCAAAGCATATAAAATAGCCGCAAAGAAACTTGTAAAAGCTCCTAAGCGTTTAATTGACCACTTACCGTTAGGCCTTAAGGTTTCGTTTATTAGTTTCTTCATTAGGCAGTATTGCAATTAATCTTTCTGGGATCCTAATTTGATTGCTTGCTGATCCTTGTTTAAAGCTCTGCTCCTTATAACAATCGTATAAAGCATCTTCAACTTTATTTAACCGGTTGTCAGTATGCCAAAGCCATAAGGCTAAAACTCCAGTAACTCCGTATTTTTTTATGATCGCAACAAACTCCGTCATTACTCCTCAGTCAATAATTGTGGCTCGTAAGGAAACTCCTCCGTAGTAGCGTGGCCAGCAAATGCGTGTTTCGGGTTCTTTGGTTCTACCAAGTTTGCTCCGAAGTCGTATGTCTCGGAACTCATAACGTCATAGTGGTAACCGTCAGCGTAAACTGGTGGGGTTACTATTTCCATTCCATCCATTTCGGGTGGGGTTACCATAATCAACCCAATTTCAACAACTGCTTGCACTCCGTTTCCGTATGCTTCGTGTTTCTCTCCGTTGAACTCAACCTCTACAAGTATGCCTTTGGCTTTAAGGTCTGCGAGTGCTTGTTCTTTATCCGAATAAGTAAGTTTATATATGTTCGTCATATCGTTGTAAGTTGTGCGAGTTGAGTATTTGTAAGGCGAGTTTTCCAAAGGGCTACTGCTTTGTTATTTGAAGTTGCGTAAGTGTCAGCACCTGGAAAAATGTTTGCCACATCTAAACGAGAACAAGTAGGTACATTTCCGCTTGTATGTGTTATTACTTGAACTCCGTCAATGTACAAGGCAAAATCATTTGCTTTATATGCAAAAGCCACTTTGTGAAAATCATTTGAAATTTGCGTGCCGTAAATACTGAATTGATTAACGCCACCTACATTACAATAAATTCTTGGTAAATTGTTAAATTCAATACCTACAAAAAGCCAATCATTTGTACTGCTATTTGATATACTTAAACGCACATCGTTTTCACCTAATTGCTTACTGACTTCCCAAAAGATAGTCCCCTCTGTTTGCCCTATAAGCGAACTAATACCCGTCTTTGATATTACATCAGCGTTGCGTGTTACACTTGCAGAGGTTGTTGGAATGTATGAAGTGGCGTAGCTGCCCGCTTCGAGTTGTGCACCGTAAGCGTATATGTATTGGTCTCCCGTATTTACAAGGTCAATCCTTGCAGTAATATTACCACCCGTGTTTGCAAAAGTAGCATCAAATTCATATCGAGTAGGTGTTG